CTCCACATACTTGATGGGTAGGGATTTCATCTCTTCAATTCTTTCATCAAAATCACTATCTGAATATTTTGTTCCTTCCTCTGAATATAAATAGGCAGCAACCTCGTGTAAGTTGTCCAACTTATACTTTTCATCTTTGGTCATAAAGGTATCAATATCAACAAATTGACCGAAAGTTATTTTATTCGTATCAACCAATTTATATTTCTTTCCGTTATGAACAATCTCTTTATAGATTTCTTTGTTTGATTGATTTAACTTCTCTGTTAATTGACTTGCCAAATCTGCGATATTCACATCATCCAATCTATCAATCAATTCTTTATTCCAACCAGTTAATAGTTGAATAATGTTTCTTGCCATTTCCACATCATCAAGTATATTTCTAAACTTCATTAAGTTCGTCCATTCTTGAATACTTGGGTCTTTCAATACAATTTCTTCCATCATAATTAAATATATTTTTTTAGTTATTCCACCTAAAACACATAGACACCTGTGTTCTTTGCAACCTTCATCTCCATCACATACCTAACACTATCGATACAGTGGTTCCAATCATCTTCTGGTGCATCTAATAAGTTCCCATCTTTATCTGTCTTCCATTTATAGTTTTGGAATTCTTTTATTATGTTGCTTGATGATTGTGTTATATGAACCTTATGTCTTTTAATCAAATCTATTCCATGTAATATTGATTTCTTTGATACAGGTTTTGCGTTGTAATGTACTCGTCTTAACTCTTCTATGTTTTGGGGTAATGCTGAATCACAGAATATCTCATCTGACTTTGGTATCACCATATTATCCATACGATATATGATGTCTCCCATCGTCATATTTCTCACATAAAGTTTCTCGTGAAGGTAGATATCATTTTCATTTTTATAGACCTCTATTAGGGTTGTAGCATTATTGAAACCAAAGTCCATACCTCGTCCCAATAACTTTGCATTTGCTGGTATCTCTTCGATAAAGTGATAAGTGTTAAACACCAAAGTGGTTGGAATTCCTTTTTCCCCCAATCCAAATATTCTATAATAGTTTTCATCTGTTTCTTTTAATCTTTCAATCTCATCAATTAAAGTTTGGGGAATGAATGGATTATCTTTCCAGTTTGTTTTGAAATAATAACAATCTTCCCTTTGTTCCAAATCATATACCCAAGATGATAATTCAGATGGATTCAAATCCAAAGTGATTGTTGATTCCGTTCTTAACAATAATTGTCTCCAATCTTCAAGAGTTAATTCGTTTGCTTCATTGATGTATAGATAATCTCTTTTACTTCCTCTCAACTTCTGTGGCTCATCAATACTAAAGAAGTTTATCTGACAACCATTTGGTAATTCAAAATAACCTTCTTGCTTGTGATATTTGTTGGGGTCAAATAAATTAAATTGTTCCAACACTTCAATCACATCTTTCAATACAGATTGTTTTAGTGATGGCAAAGTTTTTCTTACGATGGATAAAGTTTTATTATTTTCTTGCAATAACTTCTGAACCCACCATATTAAAATGTTTCTGGTCTTCCCACTTCTTGAACCTCCTTGTGCAACCACAACTCTTTTGTTTTGTTTTTCTGCATCTATAAGGTGTTGGAAGACAACTGTTGTTTGTATCTTAAGCGACATTTATTTTTGTTTCTTCAGATTGAGTTTTTGCAGCTTGTTCTTGTTTCCAAATTTCATGCTTCTCATAAGCCATATTAACTTGCTTCTGCCATAATCCTTTTAAGTTTTCATTTCTTTTTGCCACTCTTTTGTTGTGAGCTTTTCTGCCCCCTCTAACATGTGCTCTACCCATTTCGTTTTGTTATTAATTTTTTATAGAATTTTAATTTAGAATTATCTTTGATTTGTTCTTGATAAATTAAATTTGCAAGTTTGTTCATATCACTTTTTATTTCTTGTAATGTTGTTTCTTTTTTTGGAAACATTGTATATTCAAATGTTGTGAATGAAAATCCTGTGTATTCAAATGATTCTGAAACTGATTCTGTTTGGATAAACTTATCTGAATATAAACTATCACTTAAAAATCTTGATATTGTTCCTGACACTTTTTTTCTAAATTGAAACATATTCTTCTTATGCTCATCATTTAATGATTCCAAACACCCTTTTAAGACAAAATAACAACCTTTTAATGATTCTCTATCCATTGACCCTGATTCAAACTGAATGTCGGGGAATTGGTCTAATTTGAACTTTATTGCTGTACCCATTATCTTTTTGCGTTTTGTTGATGATATGTTGATTTGCTTGAATGCTTGTTATGATTTTTCTGTGCCTTTCCTCTTTTTCTTGCACCGAAACTAACCTTTCTTGAATCTGATTTAACTTTCGCCATTATCTGTTTTTATTTGTGTATCAATTATTTCTATTTGAATCTTATTATCAATCTTATCACCACCTGTTGTTATATCAAGAGATTCTTTAACTTTTCCCCATCCGCGGTCTAACAATAACTGCGAAGCTTTAACATTTCCTGCTTTTGCTTGTCTTTTTAATGCTTCGATTATTGCTTCAGCTTCTGTTTTCCCTTCTTCTAATTCTGCTCCTAAAACATTTGCTAATATGATATCAAGGTTCGGTAATTTTCTCGGTGCCCCTTTTGGATTTCTAACTTCACCTTTTCTAATTGGTCGTAGATTTTCCTTTGATTTGGGGTTGTAATTTGTTTTAGCCATATTCTTTTTTTTTTCTTTTTATTTATCGAATAACTTTGATTGAACTGGTTTGTTTTTTTCATGTTCAATTCTTGCTTGTGCTATATCCATATATTCCTGTTCTTTCTCAATACCGATGAAATTAACACCACATCTCACCGCTGCCTTCCCTGTGCTTCCACTTCCCATAAAAGGGTCTAAAATCGTCCCATTTGGTGGTGTAACCAAATTGATTAAGTATCTCATTAAATCTGTTGGTTTTTTTGTTGGGTGAGTATTAGTAAAATCAATCCCTTCGTTAGCGTCTTTCTTGGAACATTTAGGTTGGTAAAAAAATCTACTCGCTCCACCTGTATCTAAATAAAGTTTTCTCTCAACTGCTTTAACTTCTTTTCCATCAACATATTCATCTTGCCAACCTGATTTATTATCCGTTTTACATTTGCCTTGTTTATTTAATTTACCACTCTGTTCGTCCAATAGTTGTCCCGCCTCTTCATCAAAGATTATGTTAGCAGGAAATCTACCTTCAGTTGTTTCATAATCTTTTCCACTATTTTTTATTTCCCTATTCCAATTATACACCCCATTACCATTACCACCCGCACTATGTGTTTTAGCACTTTCTTTGTCCGCTTCATCTCTAAATCCTATTCTTGAACCATCAATATTTATTCCACCCGTTCCGTGTTTCAATACATTCTCCGCAATTGATTTTTCTGCTAATGGTTTTCTTGCCATAACAATAGGTTCGTGTGCTGGTTTTAATGATGTTCCCCAACCTTCCCAATCACTATTACCTTTTGTTCTTTTGTTGTCTGTTGGTTTCCAATCTCTTTCTGTGTATTCAGCCCACTCCTTAAATCCATCTTTCATTTCACCAACAACCTCTCTCTCATTACCTTCAATCTTATCTATCGCTTTACCGATGTTATGTGATTTGGGAAACCCTGAACCATATACCCACATAATTTGGTCTCTTATCTCAAACCCTGAGTCCTCAATTCCCATACAGATTTTATGATATGTTCTTGAACCAGCAAATGATAATAGATGTCCTCCTGGTTTTAATATTCTAAAACATTCTGATGCCCAATCATTAGCAAATTGATATAGTCCATCTGTTTTATATCTTGGTAATGTTTTGAATCCTTTTTTATTATAGACATTTTCATCACTACATTCATCAGGAATATTACCAAATTGATTTTTATCAAATGTATCCCATTCTTTTCCCATAAATCCTAATCCATATGGTGGGTCAGTTACAACTGAATCAATTGAATTATCTGGTATTGTTTTTAGGACTTCCAAGCAGTCCCCTAATCTTAAATCTATATTCATATTATTTTAATTTTGCTTCCATTTGCATTGCTCTATCCTTTATGAACTTGATGCATACTTGGTCACAATATGCTGGTACAACATCTCCAAAATATTTTGATAATATTTCTTGTACTGCAAATCTTTGAGATTCGGTTTTATTTGTTGAAGATACATAATCTTTTAATTTGATTATATCTTCTAATGTATAACCTGCTGGTGTTTCAACTTGTTGAATTACCAATGGTGTTATTCCTGGCGGAACAATCTTTTCTTGTTTTGGCTTATTGCCTTTGCATCCACAATCACTCATGATTTAATATTTTATTTCTTCGTTTATTTAATTCTTTTCTACATTTATTGATATCTCTTGAACAGCTGTTGATAGGAATATTTGTTCTCTTTGATAATTTTGTTAAACTACATCCTTCTTCAATATAAAGTTCCATCAATCTCATGTAGTACCAACTAAAATCTTTCTTTAATTGCTTTCTAACCCATTCCAAATCTATTCCATCTTCCTCATATAAAATATCTGGTTCTTGAATTTCAATCATTTCACTGAACTTGAACTTATGATATTCCTTATGATATTTGCTGGTTGTTGAATAAAAGTTATTCTTAACAATTCTTGAGAAGAAAAATGTTTTTTGATTATCTGGTACTGTATCAATTTTTTTATTTTCCATAAATTGAATTAAGCAGCTATGGAATAAATCATCGACTTCTTCATTCTTTGAAATGTTTGAGCAAATGTTTTTTAATTTATCGTAGTTATTTGTTATCCAGTCTTCCAATATGAATTATTTTGAGTTTATGAAATTTAATAATTTATTGGTAATTCTTATTATTAAATCGGCTCTTTCATATTCTTGAAGATATTCTGCTTCCATTCTTCTATCATCAAGTACTGAACAATGAAAATCTAACCAGCTAAAATCATTTTTATAATTTTGGATAATGATATCTGAAATAATATTTGCTAACTTATCTCTTTGTTCTTCTGTTAGCTCCCAATATTGTTCCAATTCAATTTCATATTGATTATCAAGTATTGCTTGAATTTTATAATCTATCTCATCCATTTTAGGAATATTAAACATTAAATTAAATTGTTAAAGGCTAGTATTCCAATAAATATGCTCTAAATCAATTTTTTCAAATCTTCTATTAAATCTAATACATCTTCTTTTGATAAAGAAATTGAAAGAGCTGGAAATGATGAATCTTCCATCATAAATGTAATTTCATCTTTTGAATTGATGAAAATTTCTAATTCTAAATCTGAATCTTCTAAATTGTAATAACTTGTTTTTCTCATAATTTTTTTTTTATAATTTTAGATAATTTATTTTGTTTTAACAAAATCAGCACAGTTCTGGCTCCCTTATTTTTTTTACCTCACCCAATAAGTTTCATAAGACCAGTTCGATTATCCCCCATATCTTATTTATCCTTATTGACCTTTTTTGTAGCAGGTATGTCTATTTCCTATTTGGATTTATCCACCTGTAAGACCCATACTCTCGTTCCGTGCCGATTATACCCTCTGGGCGATATTAAACCTTTTTCTGTCGGTTCAACTACATAAAAAAAACTGACACATAAAAAAAAGGAGAACCACCGACCAAAGCTGTTCTCCAATTTAATAATATATCAGTTTAAGATATTTTAATATTTTCTTGCTTTGGTCGTTAAATAAATATATTCCATTCAGAAAAAAGATAAAGAGATTATATTTATTTTTATGGAAAAAAAATGTTCTCAATGTCATATCTCCAGAAGTTATGATGAATTTTATAACTCAACAAAAGCAAAAGATGGCAAACAATCTTGTTGCATTCTCTGTATGAAAAAAAAACAAATAGAGAAAAGAATGAATAGACCAAAGATTGAAACACC